AAAGCAGCTAAGCACTTGAAGTATGCAAATATGGCATCTGCAAAATTGTATCCAAACCAATATAAAAACTCTCCTCTAAAAGCCAAAGTTCCTGCTACTGAGTCTGTAGAAAATATTGACGAACTCAAGAAATCAACTCTTGGTTCATACGTGAAGAAAGCTTCTACTAACCAAATCGGAAATACTGCAGCAGTATTAGCGAATAAGAACGATTCTGAAACCGATCGTGCTAGAAAAAGAATGGGTAATCGTATGTCGGGTATTGCTAAAGCTACCGATAGACTTACAAAAGAAGAAGCAGATCTTGATGAAAAGAAGCTAACCCCAAAAGAGATTAAAGCTGCTCTTGGTTCTGCTAAGGCTAAGCCTAAGGATAAAGTCAGCCTAGCAAAAGCTCCTTGGGATATGAAGAAAGAATCAGTACAAACTGAAGCAGCAACTGCATCAATTAGCGGTCGTCCAGGTGTAGCTTCTCCACGCGGTGAAGGTCTTTCTCCGAGTGCAAAGAAAGAGCTTGCTCGCACGACTCCTATGCCTGATTTCGTAAACGAGCCAAAGATCGATAAAAAGTCTTATGATGCAATGCGTAAGTCTGGTCCAACTGCTCCATACAAAGCCCCTGGCGATAAGAATATCATTAATAAACCACTTGACATTACCGCAAGAGCTTCAAAGAAAGAAGACGACGGCTTCAAGGACGCATAAGATAATTCATGGATGATGATTTACTAGAAGAAGATCTAGTAAAATTTGCAGCGAAGCACTATTACTCTCCAAAGGGTAAAATTGATCCTGAAGAATTTTATGATGATCTAAAGCGGTTTAAATATATCAAGCGTTTGGTGAATAGATATATCGAAACAGGTATTCTATCCGAACGCTTGATACTGAATCATACAATTGTAATTTTTAATGTATTTGGTAACTATGCAGCCTTACGTCTATTAGGCTTAAGATTAGAACCTAAACACTGGAAGGTAATAAAGCCTTTCTTAGAATATTTAAATCATGTTCGCCCGAATCAGCTAAAAGAAATAGAATCTGATCCGGAAGTTATTGAGAAATTAAAGAGGATATAATGGGATTAATCAAACAAGCAGGCGATTTAGTCTATACATTCAGATTCCTCACTTTACTTGTCACCCCATTCGACAAGACAAAAGCATATGAAGTCGGTATTATCGACAAAGACGGAAAGCGCAATAGAGACTATTCCATGAATACGATTGAGGCGCGTGACAACTACAGAGACTACTATACACCGTTCCACCGTTTAGTTTTTAATATAAAAAGACTCATGGCAAAGGTTCCTGGGGGTGGTAGCACATTAGCCTCTTATGCAGCTGCATTATATCTCATCAAAGAAAAATACTCAGTCTCCGAGAAGAGAATTTTAAAAGGATTATCCCAAATAGGGATTGATTCCACAGATTTCTTGGTCGAGGAAAGTAACTGGTTTGTTCTATCGAATGGTCAGCTTAGTCCTGGCGTATATAAATTAAGATATGAAAAAGTGTCAGAAGCTGTGGATATGATTCCACATGATAAGATTCGTATTGAAGACGATGCGATGCCAGTTGGACAGATGTTTGGTATAAATATTTACGAAGCGATTCATATAAGATCGAGACAGAAGATTTACGTTACCTCTCTGGAGTTACTCAGATGAAAGAAAAACATACTAACTGCGGAACCCCAGATTGCTGCGGTGAATGCAATCAAGTTGATGAGATGATGACAACAGCCGATGCAGGTATTCCACAGGACACAAAGAATATGGGTCCTCGTGTTGCTGTTGACAAAAGAAAAAAGAAACAACCAATTCTTCTAAAACGATTTAGAAAGTATATGGAAGAAAATGATTAGAGTATATCTTTTACTGTTTATTGTAGCTACATTCGGTACAGTAGTGTACAGTGCTTATGCCTATTATAATAGCACCCAAGCTACAATTGCATTACTCCGTGAGAACAATACAAAGCTACAGATAGCCGCAGAGACTATGGAAAATACTATTAACTCCATGGAAGCTGATGCTACAAGAACAGCAAAATTAAATAAAGAGCTTACTGTTGCCCTACAACAGGCTGAAAGCAACCTAAATAGACTGAGAAAAAGATTCAGTGAGATTGACCTGAATAAGGAAGCAATGATAAATGCGGCTGACCTAGAAGCACGTATCAATCGAGCTGTTAATAGACTCAGAGAGGAATTAAAGAATGAAACTACTGCACCTGTCGATCCTATTCCTGTCGCTCCTGTTACTGAGTAGTTGCGGCCAATTTAAAATCCCAGACAAAGAAGTCGTTGTACAAAAAGAATATGTGAAGCAGAACATCATGCTTCAGCAAGCACCTAGCCCTGTAGACTTTCCTGCAGTGGAATGGTTCGTGGTAAACCGGGACAATCTGGAAGAGTCTCTGAAGAAGATTGAAGCAGCTGGTGGATCAGTTGCCTTCATGGCTATTACCCCAAAGGGATATGAGAACCTTTCAGTAGGCATGGCTGAGCTAAGAAGATACGTTCTCCAACAAAAGCAGATCATTGCCTATTATGAAAAGGCGATACAGGGCGAACCAGAGCCCGTAGAAAATACCCAGTAAATTTTACATATGTAGTAAAAAATTATTACGATAATACTACATATAGTGGTTTACAAGCTTCGGTATTTCATATATAATATCATTACTAAGAAACCATCACAATAACCTAGAACAATAAAGCCTGGTCCACGGGACAGTAGGCTTGTGTTGTTCGCATGCGGAGAGTTAAATGTTATTTCAAGAACAAATATCAAGAAAACCAGATCTTTATCCCTGGACCAAAGAATTCATCGATGCTATCTGGAGCGGATTTTGGACGCCTGAAGAATTTAACTTTACCTCTGACTACTCCCAGTTTAAAAGCGAAATGACCCCTCTCGAGCGCGAAGTGCTCGTGCGCGCGCTTTCGGCTATTGGTCAGATCGAGGTAGCCGTTAAAACCTTTTGGGCAAATCTTGGGGATAATCTACCGCATCCATCTATTCGTGATCTTGGCTATGCAATGGGTAACTCTGAAGTTATTCACAACATGGCATATGAAAAGCTTCTTGATGTTCTTGGTCTAACCGATATCTTTGAACGCAATCTAGAAAATCCTATTATTGCTGGCCGTGTAGAATATCTTCGTAAGTACAGCAAGAAGGTTTACAAAGACGACAGAAAGCAGTATATTTACGCTATTACTCTGTTTACTTTGTTCGTGGAGAATGTTTCACTCTTCTCCCAATTCTATATTATTTTACATATGAATAAGAATAAAGCTATTCTAAAAGACACTGCACAGCAAGTGAAGTACACTCGCAACGAAGAGATGCTTCATGCACAGTGTGGTATTAAACTGATTAACACAATGCGTCAGGAATATCCTGAACTGTTTGATGCAGAACTTGAAGCACGTATTGCAGAAGAGATTGAAGCAGCTATCGGATACGAATCAGATGTTATCCGTTGGATCATGGGTGACTATGAAGAGCTGGGTCTTTCCAGTGAGATTCTTATTGAATTCATTAAAAAGCGTATGGTAGATAGTCTAGAGCAAATTGGATTTGCACACAATGTAACTTATGATAAAGAATTAATTAAGCTAACAAAATGGTTTGATGAAGGACTTTATGGTTCAAATATGGTTGACTTTTTCCATGGCCGTCCGGTAGATTACGCCCGTGGTCAAGGAATTTCAGCAGATGATTTATTTTAATAGGAGTATATAATGGCATTTGATTGGCTAAACGAAGATTCGAGACTATTCTTGTCTCGTGGTTATTTACAAGAGGGTATGTCTGCTGAAGATCGTATCGAAGAGATTGCCCAGGCTGCAGAAAAGATTTTAAATAAACCAGGCTTTGCTAAGAAGTTTTACAAGTACATGATTGCAGGTTACTATAGTCTGTCGTCACCAGTCTGGTCGAACTTTGGTGTAGATCGTGGTCTACCTATCTCCTGTAATGGTGTATATGTAGAAGATTCTATTGAGCAGATCCTGCAAAAGACTGCTGAAGTTGGTATGCAAACGAAGCTTGGTGCTGGGACTTCTGGTTACTTCGGTGACCTTCGCCCGCGCGGGAGCTCTATTCGAGGAGGCGGCAAAGCAGATGGACCTATTCATTATCTTCGGCTCTATGATACTGGCACTGATGTTATTAGTCAGGGATCAGTACGACGAGGCGCATTTGCTGCTTATCTCAATATCGATCATCCTGATATTAATGAATTCCTAGAGATTCGTGAACCAGGAGCTACTATCCAGAACATCTCTATTGGTGTTACTATCAGCGATGAGTGGATGGAGAGTATGATTACCGGAGATAAAGCAAAGCGCGAAGTCTGGGCTAAGGTTCTTCGTAAGCGTAAAGAAACTGGTTATCCTTACCTGTTCTTTACCGACACGGTGAACAACAATAAGCCGAAGGTGCTAAAGGATCATAACTATCCAATCTATGCGTCGAATCTTTGCTCTGAGATTGCACTACCATCAAGCAAAGACTGGACGTTTGTCTGTAACCTTTCCTCTATGAACCTAGTTACCTGGGACGAGTGGAAAGAGACTGATGCAGTTGAGATTATGACTTACTTCCTTGATGCAGTTATGGAGGAGTATATCCGTAAGACCAAGAACATCAAGTTCATGGAAACTGCATACAAATTTGCTAAACATTGGCGGGCACTTGGTATTGGCCAGCTCGGTTGGCATTCGTTGCTACAGCTCAAGATGATTCCATTCGAATCATTTGAAGCGCTTGAACTTACTGAAGAGATTAGCAAGTTCATCGATGAACGGTCACTTGCTGCATCGAAAGAAATGGCAGAAATCTATGGTGAACCAGAAGGACTACTCGGATATGGAATTCGTAATCTCACTCGTTGTGCTATCGCTCCTACAACTAGTAGCAGTTTTATTCTTGGTCAGGTCTCGCCGTCTATTGAACCTCTTGCATCGAATTACTTCGTAAAAGATCTTGCTAAGGGCGTATTTACCTACAAGAATCCTTACCTTGTAGAAGTACTTGAAGCACATGGTAAGAACGATGACGAGACATGGGATTCTATCCTTATGCGCAAAGGTTCAGTACAGCATCTTAATTTCCTTACACAGAAGGAAAGAGATGTATTCAAGACCTTCTCTGAAATCTCTCCGTTGAACGTTGTCCAACAAGCTGCTGCTCGACAATCATATATAGATCAGAGCCAGAGCTTAAATCTCATGATTCCACCAGATGCTCCGGCAAAAGATGTTAACGCATTAATTATCGAAGGATGGAGACTCGGAGTGAAAACATTCTATTACCAACGTTCCTCAAACCCAGCACAAGAGCTTGTTCGTGATATCATGACATGCGTGTCCTGCGAGGCTTAATTGAGATTAGCTGAGTACTTGTTAGAGTGCGATCACTGTGGCTTGGAAACCCGAGTCACAGTGATCAATAGTAGAAAAGAACCCTATCATTGCCCGATGTGTGGTTACGAATCATACACCTCTTTGATGGACGAAGAAGAAGACAGTGATGATTAATGTGGTATTATAAAGGCGAGGCTTACGAGCCCAGTGAAGAAGAATTAAAGCAGTGGGTTGGTTTCGTCTATGTTATTACCGATAAATCCAACGACAAGATGTACGTTGGAAAGAAGATGTTTTGGTCAAGAAAGACATTACCCCCGCTTAAAGGTAAGACCAGAAAGCGCAGAAGTGTTGTCGAGTCCGATTGGAGAAGCTATTACGGATCCAGTGATCTTGTTAAACAGCTACTTGTCGAACACGGGGAACAGAACTTCCATCGCGAGATATTATACTTCTGTCGATCAAAGGGCGAGATGGGATTCCTCGAGGCAAAAGAACAGTTCGCTAGAAACGTTCTGTTAGATGATCGTTACTATAATGGCATCATCAACTGTAGAGTTCATAGAAGCCATGTCCAAAGTCTAAAATGACAGACTACCAGATAAAAGAAGCAAATAGATTTTACTGGATTGTAAAGGGGATGCTCATACCAGAATCTTGGTCTGAGAAGGACGTGGAGAAGACTTATCATTCTTATATGGAACGCCTGTGGGGAAACCATGAAGCTGGCGTTCACGATATTGGCTTCGAAGCAGCTTGGGCAACTCGACAGGCAAACCGAATAAACAATTCTAAAAAATAGAAATAGGGGATTTACAAACAGCGCTGGATAGCATATATTCATATTACGAATAGGAGATAGCCATGCGCAAGTTTAGCCCCCGTTTCTACAAACCCGAAGAAATTAACTTCATTCGCCACTGGGCCAACGGTAGCCGGTGGGAAATCCCTGGCAGTAAGGGAAATGTCTATACCATTGAATTTACCGACAAAGGGCTAAGCTGCGATTGCTGGGGCATGAAGATGCATGGCAAATGTAAACATACATACACTATAGCTGAGAAATGGATTAACTGATGATTTTACTTGACTTCTCCGGCATTGCCATTGCACCAATCGTAATGGGTCAAGCCAAATATGATGATGTGAACCTTATCCGTCACATTATCCTAAACTCTGTACGAATGTATCGCCAGAAGTTTAAAGACTATGGTGAAATGGTTATTGTCGCCGATGCTGGTGGTAATTGGCGTAAAGAAGTTTATCCTGAGTACAAAGGTAAACGTAAACAAAATCGTGATGAGTCTAAGATCGATTGGGATCTGGCATTTAAGAACATCACTACTGTTCTCGATGAGATTAAAGAGAATATGCCTTGGAAGGTTATTCACCAATGGGGATGCGAGGCGGATGATTCTATTGCAGAGATTGCTAAGTGGACTCAAGAGTTTGGTAACTATGAAAAGGTTATGATCGTCTCGTCAGATCATGACTTTATCCAACTGCAGAAGTATGATAACGTACAGCAGTTCTCCCCAGTCACTAAGAAGTTCGTCAAGGACCCAAACCCCCGCTTGTATCAAGCAGAACAGATCCTTGGTGGTTGTTCTGGTGACGGTGTGCCAAACGTTCTTTCTGACGATGATACGTTCCTCGTGGAAGGTAAGCGTCAGAATACACTGTCTGCTAAGAAGAAAGCGGCTTTGCTCGAAGATCCGAAAGCACTTGGCGAACAAGTGTATCGGAACTATATCCGTAACAAAAAGATGATTGTTCTTACAGAAGAGTCAGAATGTCCTGATTCTGTAAAGCAAGAAATCATAAATAAATTCGTAACGCAGAAGGTTCCTGCCCGTAATAAGGTTCTACCCTATCTTATTTCCAAGCAATGCCGCCTCCTGGTTGAAGTAGTAGAGGAATTTTTTTAATATGGTAAGACAATTAGACATTCATGAAGTATTTGATAAATTTGAAAAAGCAAGTACCCACGAAGAAAAAATTAAAGTACTAAAACAAAATGAGTCATGGGCATTAAAGGATCTACTAAAAGGTGCACTTGATCCTAGGATTGAATGGCTACTTCCAAAAGGTGAAGTTCCATATACTGCATGCGAAGCACATAGTGCTCCATCGACTCTTCTTAGAAAGAATGTAGATTTCAAATATTGCGTAAAAGGTGGACCTGGCAGTCAGATGCAGGGCTTTAAACGCGAAAAGGTATTCCTTGGAATTGTTGAATCGATTCATCCAAAGGATGCGGAATTGGTATGTGCAATGATTAACAAGCACCTACCAGTAAAAGACCTAACACCAGAAATAGTGAGGGAAGCATTTCCAGGTCTATTATGATGTTAGATAGAAAAACATAACAGTAATCAAAAAGGTGCACGTCTTTGGACGATGCACCTTTTTCTTTAGGAGAACTACACATGGTTTCAGCAACTATCGAGCGTTTAAAAAAAGATTCAAGACAATTGGGCTGGTATGCAGATAGATACTTAAAACAAGGGAGAACGGATCGAATGCACAAAGTATTAACTAAAAAAGCATATCTAGACGACCACATAGCTGAAATCGAAGAATCAATAGTAAAGGCAGGGTAATATGGATTTAGGTGCAGGGTTAGCATTGACCCTGCACCTGTTTCTAGAAGGGAATTATAACGCGATACATCCATACGTCGAGCTAGAAGAAAGCAAATGGGCAATTGGAGCTTACATAAATAGTGAAACAAAAGTATCAGGTTATCTTTCCAAGACATTTGGATTGGGTAATGGATATGAGCTAGAAATGGGTGCAGTAACAGGATATTCGGATGCAGAGGTGTTACCTATGGTAAGACTGAGGAAAAACTACTTCTTCATAGCTCCGGTACAAGAAACGGATAATAATGAAAAAAGATACGGGGTTGTTGTTGGTTTGCAATTTTAGGGGTTTACAGATCCATAGTCCGCTGATATAATATTAAAGTGATTAATAGGACGGGATAGAATACACACCATGAATATCTTCATCTTGGATAAGAACCCAATCAAAGCTGCACAACTTCAGTGCGATAAACATGTAGTAAAAATGGTTCTAGAGTCAGCACAGATGCTATCTACTGCACACCGTGTGCTAGATGGTAAGCTTACGAAGATTCCATCTAAGTCTGGTAAGACTAGCGTAAAGGGCTGGATCCTTCCTGACAAACGCGATGCAGTACTATATAAAGCAGTTCACGTCGGTCATCCTTGCACTGTCTGGACTATGGAATCTGTACAGAATTATATATGGCACTACGATCACTTCCAAGCTCTTGCAACTGAGTTTGAGTATCGTTATGAGAAAAAGCATAAGTCTTGGGTAGATCTGGAAGAAGCTCTGTCTATTCCTCCTAGGAACATTCCTATGGAACCGCTTACCCCGTTCAAGCTTGCTATGGGTGCAGCACCAGAGTGTATTAATCCGCACGATCCAGTCGGTTCGTATCGTGCATTCTATCAAACAAAACAAGAACGTTTCTCCATGGATTGGACGAAACGTAGTATTCCAGAATGGTTTAAAGTAGCAGCATGAGAACAGAAGAAGACGCATGGAACATCGTATCACCTTATGATATGTGGGTTTTAGATAAACTTATTCTATCGAAGATGAGAGGGTACGTATGTGGACCGGTAGGAATGGATGTTCCTAAACCAGGTTGGTATATGGTCCGGCCGTGCGTCAATATGAAAGGTCTTGGTCTTGGAGCAGAAAAGAAATGGTTAGATGGTAACACAGATCATCTTCCTCATGGCTATTTCTGGTGCGAGTTCTTCGAAGGACGTCATCTCTCTGTAGACTACTATTGTGGAAGTCAGGTATTAGCTGTTGAAGGGTTTAAAAGTAACGACACCTTCACTCGCTGGGATAAGTGGGTGAAGGTGGACGATAAGATTCCACTACCATATAGACTCTCTGGCATTGCAGTTAACTACAAAGAAATTAACTGTGAATATATTGGTGACAAGTTAATCGAAGTTCATCTGAGATGGAATCCAGATTTCCAAGCGGATATAAAAGAATACATCCCAGTGTTTAGTTTAAACAGTCCAGACCTTTCGAAAGATGGATATAGATATATTCATGATCCGGAGATACACGGCCGGATTGGTGCTTGGGTAAAATAACACGTAGGAAATACATGCCAGTATACACTTTGAAAAATCTACAGACCGAAGAGGAATGGGATGTAGTTTGCAGTTGGGATGAATTGAAGTCCACACTAGAAGAGGATTCAAATCTCCAACAAGTACTTAAGCCGCTTAAGATCATCAGCGGTCGGATGGGAAATTCTGATATGAAAGTTCCCGATGGATTTAAAGATCTTCTAAAAAATAAAATTAAAAAAGGCTCAGGAAAGGGCAATACCATTAATGTCTAGGTCTTATACCTCTAATACGATTAAACTTGAAAATCTCCGCTCTTTCGAACCTAAAACCCAAAACCAAATGAACGCAAGAGAAGCCTGGAAAGACGGCTACAATCTTGTATTGAATGGTTCTGCTGGTACGGGTAAGACCTATCTTGGACTACGTCTTGCTCTTGAAAAAGTACTGGATAAAGAAACAGAGTTTGACGAACTCATTGTCATTCGCTCGATCGTGCCCACGCGCGACATTGGATTTCTTCCTGGGGATGAAGCAGAAAAGAAACTTGCCTATGAATCTCCATATATTGGTCTATGCACTGAAATCTTTGGTGATGGCGAAGCCTGGTCTAAATTAAAGAATCAGAACAAGGCCAGATTCGAGTCTACCTCATTCATCCGGGGTAATACATGGAACAATGCCATCATCGTTGTAGATGAAATGCAGAACCTAAGTTTCCACGAACTTGATTCTGTCATTACCCGTGTTGGTCACCAATGTAAGTTCATTATGTGTGGTGATTATTATCAGTCTGACTTTACAAAAGAGAATGATAAAAAAGGGATTTTACAATTCATGAACATTGTGACACAATTGAACCAATTCGAGACTATTGAGTTTACTTGGAAAGATATCGTAAGATCCGACTTCGTTCGTGACTATATTATGACAAAAGAGATGTTGGGTATTAAGGGATAATTATGGAACCTGGTTTTACATATA